GGTTGCGCCGCAGGAAGCATTAAAAACGATAGGAGCAGGGCGGCTTAAAGGTATGTCAGACATTAATCCTATGTGGAGGATTAAGACTTTGACGCAGGAGTTTGGGCCATGCGGGATCGGGTGGAAATACGATATAACTAAACAATGGACGGAGCAAGGCAGCAATGATCAGGTTGTTGCCTTTTGCAATATCGATCTTTTTGTAAAAATCGGGGACGAGTGGTCAGCTGCGATCCCCGGCACGGGTGGATCTGATTTTGTGACCAAGGAGCGATCCGGATTGTACACGTCTAACGAGTGCTACAAGATGGCGTTAACTGACGCTATATCAGTAGCGTGTAAATCTCTGGGTGTAGCGGCGGATGTGTATTGGGCAAAAGATCCGACCAAGTACACACAGCCGGAGCAAAAAGGTAAGATAGACTCCGGCAAAGTTAATGAGATAAGCAACCTCTTAAAACAGACAAAGTCTAACGTGCCCAATTTTTTAAAGTACTACCATCTTACAAAAGTGGAGGATATGACGGATGATATATATAGGCGTGCAGAGCGTGATCTTATGAGTAAGCTTAAATAGTCCGTATTTGCGTTTTAAGATGTTTTTATTTTTACCCAAGCAACTATACCAGATATAGTATAAAA